CCAGCTGCAAAATATTCACCACCATCTGATGTCTCCCAACGTCCTGCTGCTTTACTATCTTCTTGTAATCTTGTTTTAAAAATTTTTCCGTAGTCCTCACTATCAATTAAGTTCTTAGCCTTACGACCAAACCTAATTGCGAGTTCTCCTGTGTGCGTTGCTTGAATAATCTTGAGCTTCGGCTCACGGCCCACCATCCAAGCAGGAAGTAAGTATGAGGCAAACTCCGACTTGGTGTGTCTTGGGGGCATGTTAATAATTAGACGGTTTATTTCACCCGTAGCTAATTTATTAAATTTGTCAGCAATGTGTCTGTGATGCGAGCCTTCTATAAAATCTGGCCAAACACATTTGACAAAAGATAAGAAATCATTCTTAGCCTTATTCTGTATCTTTTTTTCAGCATGTAATACTTGAAGTTGTCTAAAGGTTTTTCGGACATCTGCAGGTAGTTTACTTATGTCTACATTATTCAAATTCATTTAAAATTTTGCAAAATTTTTTTTCAAACCAATTAAATTTTTTAAAAAATTTTTTAGGGTTACTATACCTAATGAAAATGATTTTACCAACTATAACAGTCTAAGTCTTAGCACATGTGCACAGTATAAGTAACTTTTTGTAGAAAAAAGGGGGTTGGTGTTGTTTGTTTTTTGGTTTTTGGCTTTGGCTTAGGATCCATTGACCACGGATCTTTGGCCATTGTCATTAAATTATTACTAACGATAATTTATGACTATCAATAGTAATGATCACAAAGAACAAAAAACCTTTTTAATATCTTCGTAACCTTGAGCCAATGCCCTTGATTTAAAACCCACGTTTAAAAGTTCATGGATCTTTGACCCTTCAAAAAGTTTCGGAGACCTCGAACCTTGCCCCTTAACTAAGATAAAAGTATTCTTTGAGTGTTTAAAATGGAATGCAATTTGATGAGGAGAGAAGGCAACCTTGTTACCTCTAGCGACTTTTAACTCTACTGTGAAAAAGGTGCAATTATCATTATAGCCCAATAGATCTGGAGTACCAAATAAACTATTATTCTCAATTCTAATCCAACTAATTTGATTAATATTCTTTTTGATTTCGTGATAAAATTTACTTTCATTCTTCATTATTATTTGAAGTAACATCTACATTTAAAGCTCTACAATTTCAAGTTGAAAACACTATATCTTGTGCCTAAAATCCGGGACCTACTATATCCAGGTTTTTTCAAAAAAAGTTAAATATTTTCTTGAATTCTGTTTTTTCTCCTATAATCTCCTTCATATATAAATATAAAAGAAAGGATAAAAACAAATGACAAAGTTACATCATACAGAATATAAAAAGAATTATAAAAATTATATTCTGTCAACAATTGAAGAAGATGGAGAAGGTAAGCCAATCAAAACAGATGAAGAAAAGATTAAATATATTTTTGATCGTTTCTATTCTGAGTATGGTTTCATGATCGAGAGAGTTGGAAAGTTCAAAGCCATGTCAGAGTGGTTGAGTGGTTTGGCTTTAGATCTTGAATATTATTATTCAGATATTATTAAACTTGCCATCAAAATGGGATCTATTGACGAAAACCCAAGCGAAAAAATGCAAAGTAAAGTTTGCGAAAAATATTGGGATTTTATGGCTAATATAATCTTAGGATTTGAGCCAAAAAGCAATTAAATCAGAAACAATTATATTGTTTATAGTTGATTTTACTATTTATAGGACTATAAAGGATATTAAAAAGGAGAAATAAAAAAATGAATAAACAACAAGACAAACAAAGTTTAAAAGATGTTGTTAGTATAATTCAACAAACTTTTAAAAACATGGAGAAAAAAAGATATAAAATTGTAAAGGGTCTATTTTATTATGAAATTATAGATATTAAAAACAATTTTATTGTCGGATCTCAAGAAACTAGATTAGACGCAGAAAGAATAATTAAAAAACTTGAGAAAGGGGGAAAATAAAATGAACATAAAAGAGTTAATAAAAAATAATAAATATATGTGTACTTCAAATAATGATCACTATATGGAGATCACAAAGTTTGAAAATAATAAATTGTCTATATGTCCTCAAGGTGGGGGATTTGTTAAATCAATAGATATAAATAATCAAAATTTCATTGATGATGTAAGAAATGAAAAAATAAAATTTACTAATTCATTTCCAATGGAATGGAAAAAAGTAAAATTATATCATGATCATTGGGTTGAAGGTAATCATTATATTGAAGGGTATGTGACCAATCATAAGTGGAATGGTTGGTCAATTCCAATGGTTGAACTTGACCAAATCAAAAAGTTTAATGAAATACAGAAAAAAACTAATTCAATAACAGATCATGAATTATTTAAAATAATTGATGATGAAAATATATCAATCAGAGATTTTAATGAAGATGATATAATAACTATTGAAAGGTCAGAATTTAATTGTAATGGAAAAACAATTAAAGCTTTTGATGTGTCTATGGGTTGGACATGGTCAGAAGAAGAAATAAACCCAAAGAAAGGATAAAAGAAAATGGATAAATCAATAACGATTGAAAATGCAAACAATGAAAAAATGTACCTTTGCACTTGGAATGATGGTGATATAGTGCAAGTTCACACTGAAAAAACATTAAGAAAGGAATATGAAGGAACTAATTTGTTCGATAAGGAAGAGGGCAAGTTAGTTAATGACTCAATGTTTAATTGGTGTACTTTGATACCTACAAAAGCCTATGACAAGGCAAGATCATTGGACGAGGTTTTTAAAAAGTTTAATGATGAGGAAAATTATTCTTTCGTTGGTTACACGTGGCGTTTGGATAATTGCACAATAGAAAGGATAAAATAAAATGGAATGGTGGTATATACCAATGATTTTGGGTGTAGGTGGTTTTGTATGCCTATTAATGATTATAATAATCCATATTATTGAGGATCTAAGATGAAATACTACATGTTGTGTCTAAGCTCACGGACACAACTCCAGGTAGTGTTTAAAAATAATGCTTGATTATATTAATTATAGGATTATAAATGATAGAAAAACAGAAAGGATAAAAAATGACAAAAGAAAAAAACAAAACATTCACATCAATGGAAATAAATTGTATTGAAGTTGCAATTCAACATTTAATTGATGATATGAAAGATGCATTGGAGGATAGAAAGAAGATGGATAAGGAAGAACTTAATCATTGTTTAAATGTTTTAAATTCTTCTACATCTGTAAAGAAAAAACTTTGGTCTTTAGGAACTTATATTGATGATCTTAAAAAAAGTCATTGTAGTGTAACCCCTAAGCAAGTTGAGAAATTTACAAATGCTTATGACCATTTAGACTCAGACTCTTGGATTTCTGAAATACTGAATGCTAAAATTAATGTCAATAAATTAAGACTAGTAATAGCAGATCCAAAATGTGGAGAAGATGGGAAGGATATTAATTACTTGTGGTCGGAGAATATTACATAAAAAATGAAAAAGAATTTACCAACTCAAGATAGTGTAAAACGGCTCATGGAACAGACTTTAAAAAATATCTTGAGTTGTGTAGGTGGCGTATATTATAATAAATATAAATTAAAGTTAGAAAGGAAAAAGAAAAATGGCAAAAGAATATATCGTTGATATAAAAGGTGTAGTTATCTCAGAAGATGAGTGGGATAATACTACAATTACAATAACTAGAAATGGAATATCAGATGCTTTAGAATTTGATAAATCAGATATAGTTGAAACAACAGAAAGTGAGGAAGAAAAATGGAACCAATAACAATAACACTTAAAAGAGCAGTTTTCATAATCAAGCAACATGGAAACTTAGATGAGTTAGACAACTTTTTTAAAACATTAGGAAAGAAAAAAGTTTATAAATTAAAAGATCTTAAAGATTGGTTGGGGTATTAATATGAAAGAAGAACAATTAAACGCTTTTAAAGATGGTGTTGCAAATGCACTATTAGACGGTGATGTAGATGAGGATTTAAAAAATAAATATTGTAGACATAGCTATCAACAAGGCTATGATTTTGGTTTATTTTTATATGAAGAACAAAATAATGGAGAATTTAATTATAGGTACTAATATGAAAGCAAAAGATTATAAGGGCATTGAAGATTATATAAAGCAGAAAGACATAGAGAAGAAAAAAAGAATGTTGAAAGGCACAATTATTTGCAAAGCGAAGAAATGCGATAATTATTTATATGGGAACCAAAGCACAACGAACAGAGAATATTGCTCAGATTGTTTCTAAGCTCTAGTGTTGTATTTTTGCAACATGCTGCATTTATGCAACACAACCAGGAATTGAAAAAAAAATTTATTTTTTTCTTGTAATATGTTTGGGATAGTGTAGGACTATGTTTGATGTTTAATAATTTAAAAAATAAAAAAGGAGAAAGAAAATGATTGAAGATAAACAAAGAGAATACAGAGAAAGAGTATTAGCAGAAATAGAAAGAAATAAAGAAATTCAAAAGGAGAAAGCTAAAAAAAGATATAATGAGAAAAAAGATTTGAGAGAACTTAAAAGAGTTTTAAAGTTAAAAGAATTTAAAAAACAAAATCCAAATAAAAAATTAGTTACAAGATTAGTCTATAAAAATGGAGAGTGGGAGAGAATAGAAATTTGTCAACTTGAAGAAGACAATATTATAATTCAAGAAAAGAAAGCTAATAAAGAAAAATGGGATAGAATAAATAATTGGTGCGATAAACTTTCTAAAGCAAACATAGAAAGAAAACCAAAAAGATATCACAAACCACCACAAGATTTATCAATTCATACTCATAGTAAATGTAGAGTGCCTACATTTGCAAAAAGAAAAGGAGAGTAAATAATGGATAAAATTAAAATAGAATTAACCCTAGATGAACTTCACATAATTATGAATATACTTAGTGTAAAATCTCTAAGTGGTAATTTAGATGATGAAGATAGGGTTTTAGGGAGAAAGATACATCAATCAATTAAAAAACTAGAGAAAGGAGGTAAGAAAGATGGAAAAAGATAAATTAGATTTAATTAAAAAAATAATCACTTTAGTCGATACTAAAGAAGGTCTTAAAAAAATCGAAAATGCAGTTGATGAAGTTTTAAGAACTCAATGGGACAAAGAGGAAAAAGATAGAGAGGAGTTTGAACAATGGAGAAAGGATAAAAACGGAAACTCTGACTCTATAGTTGATTCACCTCTTTAAAATGAGTCTGGGGGCGTGGTAGTGTTACATGCCATGCCCTTAGTAATCTTTAATATATCCTGGAGGTAGTATTAATTTTTCCTCTCTATTTGGTTTTAAAACAACTCTTATTGACGTATCTTTTGGGTTGTTACTTTCATGAACTTCAATTCTTTTAATTTCTTCTAAATAACCTTTACTAGTCATAATGTAAATTCTTGCATTACTAATCGCATTACCCCTCATTCCGTTAGTACCCTCAGTAAATTTATCTAAATATTCTTGTAGATGTTTAACGAACATTATTTTTTATTTAATTTTATTTGTAAATCTGTAATGACATTTTTGTAACCAACTAAAAGATTTTTATTTTTTTCATTCTCTGACAAAACTTGTTTTAACTCCCAAATCTCTTTCTTTTGTTGATTAATCAATTGTTTATACCCTTCAATAGTATCTTGTAACTCTTTCGAACTTCTATGAACTTTCATTGTTGACTTTATAAAGGTGTTACCCTAAAAAGTCAATTATGGGTGTACCAAAAAGATTAACAGAAATGCAACAAAGATTTGCCGAGTTTTTAGTATTCGGTGATGAAAATGGACCTTTAACACAAACGGAGGCGGCAATTAGGGCAGGATATTCTCCAAAAAGAGCGAGACAAGAAGGATCTGAACTATGTAATCCAAGATTGTCTCCACTTGTAGTGAAGTTTATTGGTGAGCTAAAAGAAGAAAGATTAAAAAAACATGAAGTTACTTACGAGGGTCATGTTGCAGAGCTTGCTCGATTGAGAGAAGCAGCTTTGAAAAAAGGGAGTTTTTCCTCTGCGGTAAATGCCGAAGCAAACCGAGGGAAAGCTGCAGGATTATACATAGACCGGAAAATAATAAAAACAGGAAAGTTAGAGGACCTATCAGAAGCAGAGCTAGAAAATAAAATGAAACAAATTCTATCAGACTACGAACCGCTTTTAAAAGCGAAAACTGTCGAAGGCGAGTCATCAGACATTAAATCTTCTGAATCCTCTTTACCCAAGCTCGTGGAATCATCGTCCGATCCCCAAAACTAAATCCGTCATCATCTTTATCATAACTAGCAAAGAGTTTAATTGAGTCTTTATCTTTCGAATACAACCAACCCTCATTAACTGGTCGTGCAAGTTTCATTCTATCAAATTCTTTCTCAGTAGCCCAGCCCGAATCACTCACACAATCGATCCACTCCACTCGGACTTTCGGATAAGGTATGTCGGGAGTTACAGTTGAGGCAATAGCTTTTCGTCTTTTCCTAGGCATGTATAGGTTTATATCACAGATTGATTTATTTAAAATAAGCATTCGCGCGCGCGATAGGATTTTTTGTAGTACATATTAATATGTACCAAAAAACAAAAAGTGTACTAAAAAGTGTACACCCTAAACCTATATATATCAACACTTCTAGGTCAAAAGTACACAAAGTACACTTTATTTCATGAAATAAAAAAATATTTTTTTAATCTGTCATAGAATACTATAGTAATTGTTTTTCTGCCCCATTTTTACCATAATGTAGATCCATTACTGCCAATTTATCCTCGGCTTCTGCCATTTTTAGTAATAGTTTATCCACTTCTAAAGTAATATCTGGGTGTTCAGGTATTATAATCTCCTGATCACTAAAACATTTAATTTTGTACTTAGCATCTTCAATATCTGCTTCGTATCTCTTCTTTAGAACGGTTCTAAGTTTATCATTCATAGTTTCTCCTTTAACTCTTTTAAATACTCTTCATTCTCCTTTTCCGTGTTCCGTTGTTCTTTCTCATCGAATTGTAGCTCATGGTACATGTCCAATCTCTTCAAGAATTTATGTTTATATTGCCTTAATTCCGCCCCTTCAACGACAAATTCTTGGTAGTAAAGGTCAGGGGTACAGACCATAATTACGCCTTTATTGATCCTTGAACCATGGACATAATCATGAGCCATGGCATATGCTGCAATCTGCAAATAATAATCCTCGACCCATTCTTTACGCTTTGGCCTATTCGATTGTTTAAAATCCACTATGGCATCTTCCCCATCATGTATGCAGACCAAATCAGTTTGACCCGCATACAATCCAGGATT